TAACTCTCTACACAATATCTTAGACCGAGTTTCTAATTTCGATTAAAATATTATTAACTAAGGAATCTACGGATTCCTTTTTTGTTTTATATGATGTCATTATTGGTTTTTGACCTTTTCCTGTTTGAGTATCTTTTTTCTCAGCGGTTCTTTTTTGTTGACATGCAGATTTTTTTTGTGAATCACTCATTTTACCAGCAACTCCAGCCGCCCTACATTTAGGATATGAACCTTTAGAAGTATCTTGTCGTCCACAGGGAGGGTGTTTACCGTCAACTTTACTACAAATGTTAACCCAAGGACCTTTTGGTTGAGAAGACCCCTTAGGTTTCTTCTTTTTACCAAACCAAACGGCAAGATCCTCATTTAATATTCCATTATCTGAAACCTCAACCCATTCATTAAATGGTACCTTTTCTGTGAATGGTTCCATTTTTTCTTTAAAACTTGGCAAACCTTCCTTAGACATAAATGGATTAACCACATTACCATCATCATCTGAAAATGTTGATGAAGGATGTTTTTTAATATAATTTGTAATTTTTTTTGCGGTGGATTCTATTTTTTTTATCTGATCCAATCTTTCATCCATAGATCCATCATAACTATCATACGCCAAAAGTGGGCTATCATATTTAGAAACAGATTTTGTATAAGGACCTAATGAAGTTCCACTCCATGGTCTAAGTCCTGGTTGCATTGGTAATATATAAGTACCTCTAGATCCACTACTGTCTCCGGTAGCTTCTCTAATTATATTTTTTATGATTCTATCTAAATTTTTCATTTGATTATATTTTATAAATATCTTATTATTATGAATATGGAACAGGAAAATACAAACTATGGTAATTTATTTGGGACTATCGATCTACTAAGTGAAGAACACCTTGAAATAATACTATCAACGATGGATAATGATCACTCACTTTTTTATTTAATTGAGTCAGTTAAATCCGCTCATCAAAAAGGTTGTTATAGTATTGGTGAAACTGAAGTTATTTCTAAAGCAATTAGAACTTTATTAAAATAATTTATTTGATTTTTTAATATTATCAACACCCCACATAGGTTGTAAATTATCTAATGACCAACATTTCATAAATTCACTATCTCCCATTTCTTGAATATTATAATGAGTTATTGGTAATTTATGGTCCACATGCCAATCACCGTAGTTATCCCAAGACATTTTATCTGTAAATTTATTTTCTAAATGTGATATTAGTTGTTCAGGTGTGTATTGTAGGATATCAAAATAGTGTTTGTTTTTTTCAACATTACTTTCTTTTAATACCTGATATATTGCGGTTCTGAAATTACTGATTAGTTTATAGAGGGGGTCTCTCGATTTACGATTTCTTTCGTAATCTCGTTTGGTTTTTCTAATGTTATCTATATTTTTTTTACGGTATTCTTTAAGATATTCTTTACGATGTTCTTTGTTTTGTTCATACCAACTCTTAACATATTCTTTTACCGATTCTTTATTTTTTTCTCTCCATTTTTTATCAGAAATTTTTTTACCACCAATATTTCTTCTACCTGATGAACCAAGAATAATACCATTACTTCTTAATGTATTTAAAACAATTGTTTTATGTATTTTTAATTTTTCGCTAATAGTGGGGGAACCCAATAAATCTTCAGTATATAATTTTATAATTTCACTTATTTGTGACTCTGTTAATTCTATTTTTTTCATATACATATAAATATAACCTATTTGACCAAAAAACATATAGTTAATGTGGGGCATAAAAAAAGGGACAATAAATTGTCCCTTTTAGTGTTATTCTTTAAGATTTTGATTATCTCAATTCTCTTAAATCGAATGTTCTAACACCATCTACAGTAATTCTTCCGTAAAACCGGTTATTTACCATCTTTTTTGCGTATCTCGTCATTATTCCTTTGATCGGAGTAAAGTTGAACGGATTGTACATTGTAGGTGTTAATTGTAGAGGTACATACGGTGCGTAGATGTAACCTGTGTCTAACAATGATGTTCCTTTGTGTCCAATCAAAACTTGGTTTGCTGGGAAGTAAGGATCACGATAAACTTGGTATCTACCTGATAATGTACCAACTCTTTCAATACCCATATTGTACTGATCTTGGTCAGGAGCCGCGTTAGATACATGGAAGTATTCTAAATCGTCAAAGATTGCAGAAACCTCAGATGAAACAACGATCCAGTTAGCACCACCACGAAGAGTTGACTTGTGGATTTGTGCCGACAATTGATTGATTGCTGTAATCAAAGTTTGGTTCCAATCTTTCTGAGTGTAAGATGTTGTTTGAGAAATTCTTCTCCATCCGTTGTAATCCCATCGTAATTGCCAAGCCGCTCCTTTTCTCAAGTCACGAAGGATCTCACGATCGATCTCAGCTGCTACTTGCTCAGATAACAATGCAGTTAACTCAGCTTCAGCGTCAATGTTATGGAATGCCGCAACATCTTGAGCTAATTCAGGAGACCATTGTGCTCTTAGTTTTCTTTCTGTAACAGAAACTGTTACTGACTCAAGGTCAAAAGAAACCTCACCAATTTGATCTTCAAACTCAAGGTTAGCATATCTTCTATACCAAGCGATGAATGAAGTACCAGAAGTACCTGAGTAGATTGTAGTACCTGTGTATCCGTCAAGTGATGTTGCATCACAATCAGCACATACAGGACAAGATAAATCTACCTCTAAGTAAATACATCCGTTATTATCACAGATATCGTTATAGTTACCACCGTTACCACCGTTAGTTGGGTCGTTAGGGTATGTACCATTGTTGTTAAATACTGTGTTTGTGTTTTGTCCGTAAGCAACGATACCTTTACCATATATTTGAGTTACAACTCTAAATAATAAAGGAACAAAAACTGTTAGACCTCCTGTAGTTGCAGTTAATACATTACATGGTGTTGTATTCGCAGAAATAATTGAAGTTCCGTAGATTCTTAAGTCAGAAAGGAAAGATTCAGTATCCATTTCGTTACCGTCTGGTCCAATAAGTTTTCCTGCTCCTGAGTTGTTAAATCCACAAAGTTTCATAACAACTTTTCTTGTGTTTCCTGAGTACGCCGTTAAAGGTGCGTCAACTAAGCTACTACCAGCCCATACTTGTACAGCTGTGTTAGCGGTAACTGCAGTCCATTTACCTTTAGAGTAATCAAACAATCCTGGAGGATCTAAACCTGCCTCATTTCCTTCGTAGAATAAATCGTAAAGATCTTTTTTGTAAGGATAGTTAGGTGCGGTACCTCCTGGGTATCCAGCGTTTGTGTCAGTTGGCCCATTAGGTGCTCCGTAAGGTGCTTGGTGTACTCCACCTGCATCTGCTACTCCTGTTTGAGGGTAGCCATTAGCGTCATAAGATGATGCGTTTTGGTATCCTTGAATACGAGGTACAAAGAAGAACAATTTACCGATAGGTAAGTTCATTGCTTGTACAGATACGATGTCGTTAGCCAACAATTTAGAGAATACTCTTCTCACGATAGGGAAGACAACAGTTTCGAATGCTCCGTTAGAAGATCCGTCAGAAGTTGCTTCGTTTATAAGGTGTGACGCTTGATTCTCATATAATTGTGCCACATTTTCTTTTAAGTGACCTTTTAGACCTTCTAAGAAGCCTAACTTGTCCCATTTGTTAATTGTGTCTTCTTTGATAACTTTAAGGTGTTTTAACCCAATATTACCAACAAGACCTGATTCTAATAATGCTCCCATTTTTTTGGTTTTTTATTTTTTTTAGTTTATTTTTATTTATAATTTACTCATTAAATCTTTCATTCTTAAGAATTGAGGATTTTCGTAAGTTTTTGATTCAATCAAATTAGCTGCTGAACCTGACTCAACAGATCTATTAACAGTTCTTTCAATTGATTCGGTTATTTTTTGTTCTGATGAAGAACCACCTGAATTTAATTCAGATTTTATAGCTCTGTACAGACTTTTTGATTCTTTCAAAGATTCAACATTATCAAATCTTCTAAGAACATTTATTTTTTCTTGTTTTGTCGTTGAGTGTTCGGTGAACAATCGTGTTGCGTAAGCTAAATTTGAATTGAAAACAGCAACCTCATTCAATTTAATTCTAAAAATATCAAGAGCTTTTTTGTATTCTTCATTTTTCTCTCTTAACAATTGAACTTCTTGGTTTGTACTTTCGGAAATTTTGAATGGATTATATTCAAAATTTCTGTTGTTTGTTCTCGCTTTTCTCAAGCCACGACTACCATCTTTAGATCCATTACCATAAGTTCTTGACGCTTCTTTGGTCTCAACTTTTTTCATAGATCCTTTTTCCATGTTTTCACCTTCTTTATATTCAAACTTGGCTTTCCCTGTTCCCATCGCTTTTGTACCTTTACCGAAAGCTTCTTTTCTTTTTTGATCAAATCCGCCGCCCATATTAGGTTTTTTGTCGTATGCGAATTTAGGTCCTTTACCAATTCCGACTCCTTTTGCTTTAAGTGTTTTTTTGATAGCTTCCATTACTGTGTCTAAATCCACTGAATCTGATTCCATGTCTTCTTCCATTTCATAGTTATGTTCGTTTCCGTCATGCATTTCTTCCATTTCATAGTCTTTGTAATGTCCATCAACATCACCCATTTTATGACCATTACTTCTTTTAAAATCATGTTTGTTTCCGCCATACATTTCTTCCATTTCAGGATCAACACCTTCTGCCATGTCATCTTCATAGTCTCTTTGTCTACGAGATCTGAATATATCTTCCATGTCATCTCCCATGTTATCTTCCATACGAGATCTTAATCTATCTCTCATAGGTGTTTCAAATCTACCTTTATGAGATCTGATCGCATCTCTCACAGGAGTTTCAAATCCCATTTCATCTTCGTCTTCTATTGAAAAATCATCATCATCGTCTTCTAATGAGAAATCATCGTCCTCATCATCCATTTCAATTTCATAGATAGCTCCTTCCATGTCCTTATTGGAATATGGACCAGTATACAATTCATCATCTTCCGATAATCCATCATAGGATGAGTCATTTGTTTCCATACCAAGTTCAGATTCACCTAAATGTATCATGTACTCGTCTTCGCCATCTGTAAGGTGAATGTTTCCACCTTCTTTTTTTACGATAATTCCATCTTCGTCGCCCATTGCTTTAAAAACTCTAAGAACTTCAGAATCAGATGCGTCTGTCATGTCAATGGTTTCATCATCCATTTCATCTTCCTCGTCATCCATTTCATCGTCATCCATAGCCATTTCGTCGTCTTCCATGTCAAATTCATCATCTTCCATTTCGTCGTCGTCGTCCATTGCCATTTCGTCGTCTTCCATATCTGTTTCTTCAGCGTCTGGTGTTAAGGGTTCAATCTCATCTTCATCTTGTTCTCTAAGAGATTCTTTTACCAATTGTTTGATTTCTTCACTCATCGTTGACTGAAGTATTCCTTTTGCGTTCTCTTGAAGTGTCTCCTCCAAATTCTTGATTTGGAAAAGAGCGTCTTCCACTACATTTTTGTTATAACTCATTTTTTTAATTAGTTTTCTAATAAATATTCACTTTTTTAAAAAAAATTCGTATTGCGACATTTTTAAACAAAAAAAAAGGGAAAAGAACTTTTGTTCCCTTCCCTTTCTATTTAATTTTTTCAGTTTTAATTTTCTATAACCTCATCAATTTTTGATTCGACGATTGAAGTGATCCTCCAATCCATAGAATAATTTTCATAAACTTTTGTGACTTTTGCCTCTACATCAGTCGGTGAATAACCTTTTACAAGTTTTTCTTCTCTAATTTTTTTAACTTTACCTGTATTCTCATCAGGCATGTCAGTTGTGATTTTTGCGATAAAATACTTTTCTTCCATAATTTTTTTATTTATCTAAATAATCGGATAATCTATTCATTAAGTCAAGCGATTTTGATCCAGTTGCTCCAATATGTCTATCAGCATTCATTTTTTTCTCCTCATCAAGATTATCCTCAAAACCCAATCTTTCGTTTGGTTCTTTAAAAAGATAAGCCCCTGGCGTTGACGGAGATGATACTAAGTCAAAACAAATTAATTCAAAATCATCTTGTACTTCGTTTTGTTCCCCAACTTTTTTAAGTGATCCAACACCACGAGAAGATATACCCAATGTCACACCTTGTCTTAAATAGTTTGCTGCCAAATCTCCTTTTGTTGATACAATACCTCTTTCGTGAAAACCAGGACTTGTAAGTAATTTTAATTTACCTAATAATACAGGTCCTTCCCACCATATATCGGTGATAGCGTGAGATACTCTATCTAAATCTATTAGAGATGATTCAGGGTGGTTTAACTCAGAAAGGGCGGTTCCTTTTTGTATTAGTTTTTTATAGTTCTCGGATTCTCTTTTAAGAATCTTTTCAGGATAAATTCTTCCGTTTCTGTTAGGGGTGTTATATTTCTGTAATACAGCATAAAATTCAAATGGTTTTGAATGGTCCAACATATCTCGATTTTCTCTAATCATAGATAAATTTCTTCTTTCATTTGGGTCTATATACCCTGCATCGTACTCAACAAGAATTCCACGGCCAGAATCTCTTGGTCCTAATATTTTTAGTTCGTCCATCTAATATTTTTATATATAAATACTAAATAGTTTCCGTTTCTTTTTTAACAGGCTTTTGATTTCCAATTTTTGTCAAGTAAAACTTAAAATATTTGTTTTTACTTAAAACATCTCCATACACAGACTTAATAAGATTCTTAACTTGTTTTTTTAATTTTGGGGATTTGAAATCTAATGGTTCTATTAAAAATAAATTTATTTCTAAATTCATAAAAGATTTCTTTTTTAATTGTATGCCACTTGTTCTTAAGTCTAAGTCAACAATAAACTTTGTATCAAAAGTTTGTTTGTTTATATTTTCTAAGACTGAGTGTTTTACATTTCTTGTCATATTCAATATGACTCTATTCCAATTTTCAACCTCTTCTTTTGGTTCTACCCAAGTTTGAATATTTAAAAATATTGATTTTAAATTTGTGGCATCAATTGTACCAAATTGGGATTTGAACGATCTGTACCCGTTCAATTTTACCGTTTTTCCTTTTTTCATAAAAATTTTTCATCTCTGAACTGTTTATTTTTATATAATTGTAACGAATTATTATATTTATATCAACAACCCAAAAAATAATGCTATTAGTAGAAGTAAAAAAAGGTAATATAGAAAAGGCCATCAAGGAGCTAAAAGGGAAACTTATTAGAACAAAACAAAATGCAATTCTTTTTAATCGAAAAGAGTTCACAAAAAAATCTGTAATTAAAAGAGAAGAAAATAAAAAGGCCGTTTATATTCAGAGAATTAAATCTCAAAAGGATTAGAGTCCCTTTCTCAAGTTTTTTAACTTGAGGTAATTAATTTCTGAAAAAGACTCTGTTTGTATTTTTTCAATAACTTGATCAATCGTTTTGATTGTTTCACCGTCATTCTCATTTTCTTTTTTTCCTGAAAGTGTTTCTAACACCAACTCTTTTTCTTTATTGTAATTTTCTTGGATTTTTTCTTTTGGTGAGTTTAAAACGGAATTCAATTCCTTTTTTTCACTTTCAGTTAATGACTCAATAAAATTTTCAACAGTTCTGTTTGCAATTTTAACCATAGTATTTAAAGGAACTTTAAATGTTTCTTTTTTAACTAATTTTTGTTTTTTCAAACCTTCAATTAAAACTTTTTTACTTTTAATTTTACTTTCTAAAGTCAAAATATTTGATGAAAAAAGATTGTCTATTTCTTGATATTTGTTTTTACATTGTACATGACCAATCCAAGATTTTAATTCTTTTAAACTTGATGGTTGTACTTTGTTATAAAGGTTTTCATATGCAATTATAGATTCGTAAATAAACTCGTTAGCAACAGATTCGTTTAATCCTTTGTTTTCGGATAACTCATCATAAAGAAAAAATATTTTTGAGATATTTTTATTTTTCAATACCAACTGCTCAAAAACAAATAAACTATCCTTAAGTTTATTTTTCTTATATGACTCAACTAAATAAGTATCAATTTTTGACTTTAACTCTCCAAATTTCATTTTTCTAATTTTCTTATAAATATCAACTTATTTTGTTTATTTCATCAATATCGGTGTCAGTTGTTTCTTCATCATATTCATCTCTGTCAATTATTTCACCCTCCCACCAATCTGGATTATCAAACCAATCCATAAACTCTTGAACATCGTTCTCATCTTCTAAGTAATTCTCAACCGTTGTTTTCCATAATTCTTTAATACTAATTGTTGCATATCTTTTTGTAATAATTTCGTAAGTGTGTAATTCAGGAATTTTAATTGGTTCAATTTCATAATTAGGATTCATTCGGTATAACGAAAAAATAAATTGTAAATCTTTGGTTTCGGCCACCATTCCAATATCATCTAAAATGTCTTTAACTATTTTTTGATTAGCCCCCGAAACTAATTCTCTTGGTCGACCATAATCTCCAATATTATTATTCATCCTTTTTAAAAGGAACCTCATGTTTTTTTCAGTAAGATTTTTGAATTTACTCATGACAATAAATACTAGTCACTTAAAAGTTTAGAAAGTTCATTTTCAATTAAACCTAAAGAACCATTCATTTTTTGAAAATCTAAAAAATCATCTTCATCAAAATCGTCTCCTGTGGTCTCTAATATTAATTTATTTTTTTCTCTTCTTACTGATTCAGGAATTGGTGGTGGTGCTCCCGCTTCAGGTCCCGGTGGTGGCGCTCCTCCAAAATCTCCTCCTTCTGGTGGTGGCGGTGCCCCTCCTTCTCCGCCTATTGCTCCTGCAGGTGCGGTTCCTCCTGTAACTGTTTTATATAACTTATCCACAGTGTCAAATATACCAGTTTTAGTGATGATTGTTGCGGTATTATCAAGTTCTGCTGAAACCGCTCTTTCCATTCTTATTTGTAATAATTCATTTTTAATTTCATCATCTGAGAAACCAAAAATATGTTTTTTGGCCCAAGTTGCTGATGTAGGTTGTATTGATTTTGCTACTTCCCCAACCATATCTTTATACAATAAAACTTTTTCTTTCCAAACATCAATCATTAATAAATCCGCTTGTTTTGACGGATTTGTAAGTTGTAATGTAAAATTTGATAATTCATCCTCAAACCCCATAAGGAATAAATGAATGATTGCTATTTTATTCATTTCCGCAATTGCAGATTTTTGAATTCTATTAATTGTTCTTGCAAAACGAATATCAAGTAATGATAAGTTTTTACCATCACCAACAACTTCTTCAAACCCTAAATATGCTTTAGGAACACGAAGTGCCGTTACTAATTTCTTTTGAATGTATTCAATATCGGCAATTTCAGATAAGTTTTGAGCTCCTGGTAAAGTATCGATTGGGTTGGCTTGTGTTGCGTCTCTAACAGGAATAAAGTAATCTTGATCTACCGCCATTTGGTTAAATCTTAAATCAACATTTCCTGTTTTTTTATCAACAACTTGGTCTCTTTTGAATTTGTTTGCAACTCTTTGTACATACGGCTCAACATCTTTGTCATCCATGTTACCAACAAAAACTTTAAATACTCTTCTTTCAGGGGCTCTTGATGTACGATAGATCAACATTGCGTCTTCAGATAAAACTAATTGTTTCCAAATACGACGAGCTTTTTCTAACATCGATGTTCCATAAGGAAGTTTTCTATCATCACCTAATAATCTAAAGTGAGCAACCTCCCAAGTATTAAATTCCGCATCTCTTGTTTTCCACGCAAATTTTAGTGCTGTTCTATTAACATTTATTGTTGCACTATAAGTTCTGGCATCTATACCTCTTTCTAATCTTTCAATCTCAATATTAGGTAACTGTAAACAACCAGTTACTCCTTTTGTTGGGTCTAATTTTAAATACACAAAGTTATCACCATACTTACACATGTTTCTTATCCACATTGGTAAATTGGTATTAATATCTAATGTATTGACAAATAAATCAACTAAAATACTTTTAATTCTTTTAGATTCTGAATAAACTTGGAGAACATAACCGTTTTGATCCGGTGTGGTTGACTCTTCTGAATATATATCAAGAGCGGTTGATATTTCGGGTGTGTATTCCATAGACTCATAGTCATAAAATGCCGCCAATCTTGTTGGTTCGTAATATATTGCCTGAGTATATAAATTATTTTCAACCTTTGCCCAATTAGTGCTCAAATAGAGAGATTGCTGATTTTGCAATTTAGCTTTCTCATATTCAGCTTTATCTTGAGTCTTTAAAATTTCTTTTTTATCTAACTTATAATCAGGTTGACCTTGACCTAATGTAGAATTAGGACCGAAAGTTGTTGCCAACCTTTGCCAAACCGTTAGATTTTGATTATTATTTTCCATATTAAAAATTTAACTATAGATATAAATATTTCAATAGTTAGTTCCCAGTAGAACCACTTACAGGTTTATTTATAAAATCAGAAGATTTAAATTGATATGGATTGGTTTTTTTTAAAAAGGTCACAGGAAAAACTTTTACGCCTGTTGTTGGTTGACCATTTACAATCATCCTTGATCCATTTGATATTCTAGCAGATACCGGTCTAATATTAAGTCCCATTTTATTATTTCATTAAACCACCAAATAACCAACCATATTTTTGATAGTCTTCTTTTGATGCGCCATTATTATTTAATCCATATCTTTCATTCATAACATTTTGATTTGGGATTACTGGGTCAAAATGAGTTTCTCTACCGACAGCTTCATTATTCACAACCGCCCAAGAGTTAATTAATGATTTTGCTTGTTCTGTTGCCTTTTCTAACTTTGAGAATGATGATTCTGCAATATAAATTGCCATGGATATGCCCATGATAAGGTCATCATGGTGCCCTTTTTGGTGGTCAGGCCTACCATTCATGTAAATGAATGTACTCATTTCGTTATATAGTCTAACACTTCTTACTTTAAATTTATGTCTAATCCATTCCTCAAACGCCGCAATAATTTGAACTCTTTTGTTATTAAAGTTAATCCCCGGTATTTTTTCTACTGATGTTTTATTGTTAGCCCAAATGTTAAACGGATCAATTCCTTCAACATAAAGATTTTTATAACCAAGTTCTTGCATTTTCCTAACAGTTGTAATTCCCATACCACCTGTGATATCGACCACAACAAACGCATTATACATCATTCCCCACTTATATGCAACTTCAGCTAAAGTATCGGGAGGAATCTTACCAACATATTCAAATACTTGTTCTCTTTCATCAAAATCAATAATCTGAATTGATGAAAAATCTTCACTATCCCCTCTAGACACATCGACACCCATAATATATTTATGACCTTCAACAGGCTCTTTCCAAAGCCAAATGGAATTACCCATAAGTTTGGTGGTTGCATCAAGTAAAGAATTATTTTTTATTTCTTCTAATTGTTTATTATCAAACACATTATCTCCAGACCCTAAAAACTCACAATTTAACTCTTGGTTAATTTTTCTTTTATCGTACTTGAGTTTTTTAACCATTTTTTCGTACCAACTTGAACATGGTTTGTACCCTTGTTTGAAAAAGTGGGACATTTCATCATAGTCTCGTTTGTAAGGATCGGTATGTGCTAATGAAATATTTTTTGATTCGTCAAAATTATCTTTATTTAATAGATAATGAACAATATCGTCCGATGGGACTAAATAAAGGTCTTTTGAATATCTTGGATCTCTATACCAATACATCTCAGAAATTTTAAATTGATTCATCCCTTTTAATGCTTGATCATATATTTCATAATAAATTTGATCATATCCGTTTGGTGTAGAAACAACAATTACCTTACCACCTGTGGATAAGGATGCCATACAAGCAGGCCAAAAGTCACTATCGGCCTCAATAAACGCGGCCTCATCAAAAACAAGAATAGTTGGTGTAAATCCACGAAGTGCATCTTTTGAGGTTGCAACCGCCTTTACTTCGGACCCATTAGTTAATTTGTAGTGTCTTTGTGAATTTTTATCCACCGAAAATCCAACACCAAGCCAAGTTGGCCATTGACTAACAAACGCGCGAATCTTATTAGCCATCTCCATAGATGTGTCTAATTTGTTTGCAATAATAAGAATTTTTTCAGGTTGTGTTTTTTTGGCAAATACCAATCTTTTTGATACCCAAGCCGCGGTTACTGTTGATACCCCCGCTTGACGATATTTTAATGCAATGTTCTCTTCAAATTCCTCATAGTCTTTTAATAAAGAAACCTGATCCGGGAATAATTCCAATGGAACATATTGTGATACTGTATTGTCGTAAGTTTGTAGATATGTACGAAGTGCGTATGGGGTGTCCTGCATACATCTCACATATTCAATCATTACCTGTTCTTTAGTTAGTCCCATATGATATAAATATCAATTCAAGTTTTTTCTTGTAAAGACTACTTTTTTCCTATCGAAAACATTTTTGCTATTGGTAATTCCATAGGAGCTTCCTTTGAAAACATTGTCATTTTTTTTGGTCTACGAATAATCATAGATTTAGACTTTTTTTTTACTGCCCCAATTAGATCCTTTTTTGACATTTTTGCGTCAATATTATTGTCTACCATTTCTGAGATTTTTTTTTCTAAAAATTTTTCTAAATTTTCATTTGTTTTCTTTTTTTTGTCCTTAACGGTTTTTTCAGGGTGAATTTTTTCAGGCATTTTTTTGTAATCTTTCTTAGATGTTGAATCTGAGAATTCTTTAGCCATTTTACACCATTTACATTTTTTGTCTGAACATTTATTACAACGAGCCCAAAATAAACCTTGTTGTGCTTTTGAATCAAATTTTTCATTTATCTCACCTTCGGTTGCAAGATCTTCTTCTTTATCTATTGTTGCATCACCTAAATCATCCATTCCGTCAGGTGCTTGCACTTGATGTGGATCTTGTGATATTTCACCGGCAGTTGCATTATTTTTATCAACAGTAACATCTTCAGTAACTTCACCTTCTTTTGTTACTACAGTTACCATTCCACTTGCCTGATCATATTTTACATTACCATCTTTTACATCAACACCTGTTTGTGCCAAATCAGCTAAACTACCTTTTAATTGTGTTTGCGATGGAATTGTAACTTTTTCGAACGCTTCCTTTTCTTCAGATTTTTTGAATTTCTCAACCAAAACTTTAACTTGATTATCAGTCATTTTACCAATAACTTTTGATGATAAACCATTTTCAACCAAAAACAAAATATTTTTTTTATTTTTCATAAACAACATCCTTTTCAAATTCTAATACTATATCTCTTTCATATAGTTTGTTTTTAACACTTTCTTCGGATTCTCCAAAATTAAAAACTAATCTTTTAATTAAAGAAAAATCTTTTTCATCATTTTCTTTTTCCCACCCTAACGCAATTACTGTGTCCATTGAGTCTATAATTGAAAAAACATCTGATTCTTGAACCAAATCAAATTGTATATTTTCATTAATCAATGTTCCCACTTTTTTAATGTATTCTATGTCAGGAGGAGAAGGGTAACCATTTGCTGGTTTAGATTCCCAATTTTCACCAAAAACCTCTAAAGTGTTAGAAAAAATAAATTCATAAATGTTATCCCCTTTGTAATTAGGGCCCAAACCATTTATGTAAATTAAATGATTCATATAATTCTACCTAATTTAGTAATAGAAACTTGATTAATACCTTCTTTAAAAATTAAATTCCCCTTATTTGATATTCCTACCATTCTTACTCTTGGGTTTTTATCAATATAGTTAAGTGCGGTTTCTAATTGTTCTTTAGATTCTGCAAGTTTAACTATATTTTGTTTACTATTTTTGTGTGTAATATTTGTTTTTTTATTTTTTTCTTCTTGATAGTTTTTTTGTTCGTTTTCATTTAAAATAAAGTATTTGGAAAGGACTTTATCAACGCTTGATTCTGAAAATGTTCCATGTTCAAAACTATCTACTTCAGGATAAAAATGTCTATTTCTTCTTTCTTTATAATATTCTTCCTCTTCACCCATCTCACTTCTTAATCCTTTAGAACTTTGAGCGGCAAATGACCCCCCAAAATAATCATCAAAAGCATCATTTAAACTATCATAACCTTCAGCCATTTCAGGTTCAATAGGTGGTTCAGGAGACACTTCTTGTTCATCTTCCGTTTCGTCAAATGTCACATCTTCTTCCTCGTCTTCCCCATCTTCATCATCTTCGGTTCCTTCTAATTTATCAATAATTTGTTCAATATCTTCTTCATCTAAAACTTCAACATCAATTGCAGATAAAATAGAATTAATAATATATTTTATTTCTTTAGCACTTAATTCTTTTTCTTCTTCGTAGGATCTAATTTTTTGAGCTAATTTTCCAACAAGAATTTGAATTCTTTTAAGATCCGATACTTTTTTCTCTCTTGGTTTTTTTTCAATTTCAACCTCAGTTTCGTCTTCAACCTCATCTTCTGGCATACCCATATCATCTGCAGGTGGTTCAGTACCCATATCATCTACAGGTGGTTCAGTACCCATATCATCTGCAGATGGTTCAGTACCTCCTTCAGGGGATAACATATTAGGTGCGGGAGCCGGTATTGGATCAGTCGATGGAGCCGGTATTGGATCAGGCGCAGGAGCCGGTATTGGATCAGGCGCTGGAGGTAGAGTTTCTGTTGCAGGTTCTGCAACATTATTTTTCTTAGTCTTTAGTATGAACTTTTTTTTTTGCTCACCTATTAGTGAGATACCTTCTTCGTTTTCATGAAGTACATTAATTTCTTTAGCCATTAAATTTAGTCGTCTTAAGGCTTGTGAATACGAAGAATAGTATTTTCTTGACTTCATTTGGTTAATATAGTCAGAGTCTGACTCATTGATTGCAACTTTAATTATATAACCTTGCCTTTCCTTTTCAATACGGTATGTATTACCGTCTGCAAATTCTATACTATATTCTGTAGATTTTGTTTCGTTTACCGTTTGTGGAATATTTTCATTATAACGAGCAATTTCCATTATTCGTTTAATTTTATCCATTCCCTCAAGTTTTTCACTTCCGATAGGTTTTAATCCTGCCATGTCTTTTTTTATTTAATGTGAATTATTTTTTTCTTAATAAATATACAGATAAATATAATTATTCTAAATCGTGGTTATTTATTGGTTCATTGATAATTTTTTATCAATAATTTCTGTAGGTAACTCGTATAATTTCTCAACATATCCGTTTCTTCTCAAAAGTTTAAATACTAAATTTTCTAAAGACATTTCACCGCCCTTTTCAAGACCACAATTTCTAAATTTTTTAAGTTTTTCCTTATATTTTTTAACCAAACTTTTAATTTCATCAGGATCCTCATCTTCAATATTATCAAAAACACCATCAATAATTCTCATCCATTGATTTGCCTTTTCCTTGAGAAGTTCTATATCAATATTTTTTTTATCAAGTTTTTTTGGTTCGTTTACCCACATATCGTACAAAACAGAATACACACCACTACTAAATGGTGTTTCAGCCTCATTTTGAACAAAACATTCAACATCGTATCCAAATAGTTTTATGTCGTGTTTGTCGTTAAATATTATTTTTTTTAAATCAAAAAATTCAATATATAATTCTTGCGAGTTGTTTGGAAATTGGTTGTAATTTACAACTATATGTAAATCTATGTCTGAAAATTTTGACCAGTTGTAATTGACTAATGAACCGATCATAACTATATCCGTTACAATTACATCAACCCCTAAAAAATCTATAAAAATATTTGTGGTTTCTAAAAGTTTCTCTCTTACTTCAGGTTTCATCATATACGATTTACCTTCCTTTTCCCAAATTTTTGGGTTTAGTTCGTCTTTTGATTCAAAACTTTTTATAATTTCTGAAGTATTCATAATGATAAATACTTTATGATTATAGTTTCTTGTATGTGTGTGTTTTAGAAATACTTTTATTAAAGAAGTTTCCTTGAGATTCTGACATTCTAAATTGAGTGTAGGTTTGATGTGGAACATCACTATACTCATATCTCACTCCGTTTTTAAACTCTGCAATCATTTTTTTTGTTAATGTATCATATTGTGTTCTAACAATATTTGAGGATTCTACTTCATTTAAAATTGTAGTTCCGTTAATTATTTCGCTTGTTATTGCCATTTGGTTTTTATAATGGGGTTATGTCATCTATATGACGAAGTTTATCCATAATATAATACTGAACTTCGGTTCCGTCAACATTAAAACCATAATCACTGATTGTTTGGTCTATTTCTTGAATCAATGGTTTAATTCTTCTGTGTAATAACATTAAATCATCTGGGTAATACGGTGGTTTTTCAATATCCTTTTGTGACCACCCTTCTCTTTGGAATACTTCTCTAATTTTAAAATAAGTTTTTTCTAACTCTTTTGTTAAATCTAAAGACTCTGCAAATTTTTTCCATCCTTCCATGGCTATAAATATATGAAAAAAAAATCCACACTAAGGTGGATTTAATTTATTTTAATATTAAGAGATTATTTTACTTCCTCAAATTCAACATTTTGGAAGTCTTCTTCAGTTATTTCGTCGTTTGGTGTTGTTTGTTCATACAACTTTTGACTTACTTCTTGGAATGTTTTATTAACTTCTTCCATCAAAGTTTTAACCTCAGAAATTTCTTTTTTAGTATGTGCTTCTCTTAACTTATCAACTTTTAAGTTAATTTCAGATTTTTCTTCTTCACTAATTTTATCCCCAAGATCCTCTAATGATTTACCAACTTGGAAAATCAAAGAATCTGCTGAATTTAATGTATCGATATCCTCTTTTAATTTTTTATCTGAATCGGCATTTATTTCCGCTTCTTGTTTCATTCTTTCAACTTCTTCTTTAGATAAACCTGAAGATGATTCAATTATAATAGATTGTACTTTATTTGTTGCGTTGTCCACCGCAGAAACATTAATAATACCATTCGCGTCAATATCAAAAGTTACCTCAATTTGTGGAGTTCCTCGTCTTGCCGGTGGAATCCCATCTAAATTAAATCTGCCGATAGATCTATTATCTTTTGACATTGTTCTTTCTCCTTGTAAGACATGAATCTCAACTATAGGTTGATTATCTACTGCCGTAGAAAATATTTCAGATTTTTTAGTTGGTATCGTTGTGTTAGAATTAATTAATTTTGTAAACACACCCCCCATAGTTTCAATACCTAACGAAAGTGGAGTCACATCAAGTAATAATACATCTGTAACATCACCCGCTAATACACCACCTTGAATTGCGGCCCCTAAAGCAACTACCTCATCAGGATTTACTCCTTTTGAAGGTTCTTTTCCAAAAAACTTTTTAACCGCTTCTTGAATCGCAGGAATACGAGTAGACCCACCAACCAAAATGATTTCATCAATATCAGATGGGGATAACTTAGCATTCTCCAAAGCCGATTTACAAGGTTTGATTGTTCTATTAACTAAAGATTGTGTTAATTGATCAAACTTAGATTTTGTAATAGTCATTACCAAGTGTTTAGGACCTGTGGAATCTGCCGTTACATAAGGAAGATTAATTTCAGTTTGTGGTGAAGAAGATAATTCGATTTTTGCTTTTTCGGCGGACTCACGAAGTCTTTGAAGTGCCATTGGGTCTTTTGAAATGTCCATTCCATTTTCTTTTTTAAATTCAGAAACTAAAAAGTCAATAAGTACTTGGTCAAAGTCGTCCCCACCTAAGTGAGTGTCCCCGTCAGTTGACAATACTTCAAATACTCCATCGCCGAGTTCCAATACAGATACATCATGAGTTCCACCACCACAGTCAAACACCACAATTTTCATATCTTTAGACATTTTATCAAATCCGTACGCTAAAGCGGCTGCGGTTGGTTCGTTTATAATTCTTTTTACTGTAAGACCTGCGATTTCACCAGCTTCTTTTGTTGCCTGTCTTTGGGCATCATTAAAATAAGCAGGAACCGTAATAACAGCTTCAGTTACAGATTGCCCTAAATAATCTTCAGCAGTCTGTTTCATTTTTTGAAGTATCGCAGCTGAGATTTCTTGTGGCGAATAAGTTCTATCATTAATTTGAACTTTTGGTGAGTTATTTTCTTTAACCAATTTATAAGGGACTTTTCTGATTTCGTTTTTAATATCATCAAAAGAACTTCCCATAAATCTTTTAATTGAGTAAATTGTTTTATCAGGATTTGTTACTGCCTGTCTTTTAGCCGGATCTCCAATTTTTCTTTCACCGTCTTTTACAAATCCTACAATAGATGGCGTGGTTCTTTTTCCTTCACTGTTAGCAATAACCACAGGATCCTTTCCTTCCATTACCGCAACACACGAATTAGTTGTCCCCAAGTCAATTCCAATTATTTTTCCCATTTTTTTATTATTTTATTTTTTATGTTTATTTTTTTTCACATTTATACCAAATATATGCCATTTCAAAAAACATGTCAATATGTCAGTATATTTTTTTTTATACTGACAAAATAACAATATTGGACTTTTGTAAATTTATTTATTAGTTTTTGAATGTAAAACAATATAAGTATGTTAGAATTTATGGATGAAGGAAATGATAAATCAAAAAAAAAGTCTGATACAGGTACACCTGTGTTAGATAATTTTAGTAAGGATTTAAACAAATTAGCTCAAGAGGGTAAGTTAGACCCTGTAATTGGTAGAAAAAAAGAAATATTGAGAATTGCTCAAATTCTATCTAGAAGAAAGAAAAATAACCCAATTATTATTGGTGAACCTGGCGCGGGTAAGACTGCAATCGTTGAGGGTCTTGCAATGATGATTCATAACGGTGAGTGTCCTAAAACTTTAATGGACAAGAGAATTGTATCGTTAGATATGAATTCGTTAGTTGCTGGAACTAAATACAGAGGTCAGTTTGAGGAAAGAATGAAAGTAATTATTGAAGAACTTCAGGATGCCCCCAACATCATTTTATTTATTGATGAGATTCATACAATAGTTGGGGCCGGTAATAGTTCAGGTTCATTAGATGCCTCAAATATATTTAAACCGGCACTTTCTCGTGGTGAGATACAATGTATTGGTGCGACTACTCTTGATGAATATAGGACAAACTTTGAGAAGGACGGAGCATTAGAAAGAAGATTTCAAAAAGTAATTGTAGACCCATCTACAAAAGAGGAAACTTTAGAAATTCTTAAATTAAGTAAGGAAAAATATGAAGATCACCATAAAGTAAGTTATGACGATGAAACATTATTGATATTTGTTGAGTTGGCGGATCGTTATATTACAGATCGTGAATTTCCAGATAAAGCATTTGATATTTTAGATGAGGTTGGGGCAAGAATGCAAATTGACATAAAACTACCACAAGAAATTGAGAATCTTAAAGAAGAGGCAAATAAAATTAAACAAGAAAAACTTGATGTAATTAAAAGACAAGACTACGAACAAGCCGCGGAACTTCGTGATCGCGAAAGAAACATTTTGGTTAAACTTGATGATGAAAAGAAAAAGTTTGAGGAACATTTAAGGAGTAGTAAACGAACCATTCCAGAAGAATTAATATATGAAGTGGTTTCAAATATGACTAAAATTCCAATTTCAAACATTAATGTTGATGAAAGAAATAGTTTAATAAATCTTACAAATAATTTAAGTTCAAAAGTTATTGGTCAAGAAGAAGCGGTATTGAAAATCACAAAGGCTATTCGCAGAAATAGAATGGGAATTAAAGACCCAAACAAACCAATTGGTTCATTTATTTTCTTGGGATCAACTGGTGTTGGTAAAACATATTTGGCAAAACAATTGGCAAAAGAGATATTTGGTAGTGAAGATAATATGATCCGTGTGGATATGAGTGAATACCAAGAGAAACACACTATTTCTCGTTTGATTGGTTCACCTCCAGGATATGTTGGTCACGATGAAGGTGGACAACTAACAGAACAGGTTAAAAACAAACCTTACTCTGTTGTATTGTTTGATGAGATTGAGAAAGCACACAAAGATATTTTTTCAACACTTCTTCAGTTGTTAGATGATGGTCATATCACAGATTCATTGGGTCGTAAAATCAACTTTAAAAATTGTTTAATCATTATGACTTCTAATATTGGCGTTAGAAGATTACAAGATTTTGGAACTGGAGTTGGGTTTAAAACAAACAAAAGTGAGATTGTTATGGAAGAAGAAAAACAAGAGGTTTTGAAAAAAGAATTAAAGAAGTTTTTTGCTCCTGAATTTTTAAATCGTATTGATGATGTTATTATTTTTAACTCATTAGAAAAAATACATATTGACAAAATTACAAAACTTGAAATTGACAAATTATTAAAAAGAGTTAGTGAGAAAAAATATAATTTTACATACGAACAAGATCTTGTGGATTATATATCTAAAGTAGGGTTTGATGAAACATTTGGAGCTCGTCCAATCAAAAGAGCTATTCAAGATAAAATTGAGGATTTAATTTCTGAAAAGATTTTAATGATGGAGATTGAAGAGAATAAGGATTATGTTTTAAAAGTGGAAAATGATGAGGTTTTAGTTTCTAATAAAGAAGAAAAGGCCAAAAAAACAAGAAAAAAGAAAGAATAATTTTTTATTAACATTTATTCAACTATCTTTGTGGAAACAATTTGAAATGAATCTAAATAAATTTAAGGAACTTCTTTCTGTCCCATCCAAAACTTATCAAGAAGATAAGATGGTGAAATACCTAATGGACGAATTATCACAAATGGAGGGAATTGAAGTGGTGTGTGATGACCATAAAAATATCTATGTTACAAAAGGAACATTAGATGAGGGTGAGTATTACCCAATGTTTATATCACACACCGACACGGTTCATAACCTTGTTGATGAAATCATAGTTAAAGAAGAATATCTTCTTCGTCCTTACACATTCGGAAAAGAATTTGGTGATAAACAAGTATTATGTTTAAAGGCGTACGACAAAGACAAAAACCCAACTGGTATTGGTGGTGATGATAAATGCGGTATTTATATTTGTTTAGAATTACTTCGTCAATTAGATAAAGTTAAGGTTGCATTTTTTGTGTCAGAAGAAACAGGTTGTAATGGGTCAAAAATGGTTAATACAGAGTTTTTAAACGATGTTGGTTATTGTACCCAATACGATGCACCAGGAGACCACTTAATTTCATATAGTTGTATGGGAACAGTATTGTTTGATAAAGATGGTGAATTCTTTAATATTTCATTAAGATCAATTACCAAAGGGTTTAAAAATGAAATGATGGTTCAGAGTCATCCATACACAGATATTATGATTATGAAACAAAAATCAGATTTATCCTGTATAAACATGTCTTGTGGTTATTATAATATGCACACAGCAAATGAGTTTGTTTGTATTGATGATGTTGAAAGAGCAATTGTTGCAGGAAAAAACATGGTTGATAGTTTGGGATTAAAAAAGTATGAGTTCAAAACAGAACCAGAAACAATAACTACCACAACGACTTTGTTTGATGATGAAAGCCCATTTTATGATGATGTACACCAATTATCATCTATTGATGTTATTGAAGAAAAGAATGGGTTTATAATTACAGATATTTACGATGAAAATCAATTTTACATCGATGATGAGGATGGCTATAGACTATATGAGATATTAAAAGATCGTTATCGTCTTAATTGACCAGGTTGTATTCTAAAGTCAGCTGGGTTGAATAAACTTGGTTGGGTTGCCATTGCAATTACTGAATCAACAGTAGATAACCCGTATTGTCTATCTCCAAAATAACTATTTGACCCGACAATATATTTTACTTCCAAAGTTTTGGTGTCAACTTTCTCAACTTTAATTCTTAATCCTTTTTGTCCTGGTATTTCTACACCACGATTAGAAAAAAGACCTAACTTAGTAAGTTTTTCCATTACTACTATATAGTCAGGATTAAAGTCTTCTTCAGCTTTTTCTATATACACATCAATTAGATCTTCTAATTTTTGACAAGATTCAGAGTTAAAAATATCATTATCCATAAAATAACCTTCCATCTCGTAAGGATCTGGAAGAGTGTGTCTAAATTTCTTATCTATACTTTCAAGTATCACATCAATAGCCCTTTTGTCAAATTCACCATTTTCAACATAAAGTTGGACCAAATTTCCCCAACTTATAAAATACAAACCAAAACACCATTTACCCCACTTCTCAATACCAAATTCAGAAAGTGTTTCACAGTAGGCAGTTAAGATTGCTTGTTTAGCACCTTCTTCAGTTGCATTTGCTTTTGCTGAACATATTATATCATTAGCTTCATCACCAAGACTACTAAAAAATTTATCTAAAACATCTGTTATTTCTGATTCATCGTCAATTCTTCTACCGTCTTCTGAAATACTATCCGCCAAAGAAGGTGCAATTATTTTTAACAACTCTTTTAGTTTTAAACTAGCTTGATTACAAAAGTAACCTAAAACATAACCTTCACTCCAATCATTAGTAGATCTATCAGAACATTCATATTCCCAATCATAAGAACCATGATACATTTGATCATAGTTTCGAGCATCCCACTCACCATCAGACCCGTCTTCAAAAACTTCAGGAAAAAAAAATTTTAAAAATTGATCTAAACCATCAAAGTCAAATAACAAACCATCATGTTGTACTCTAACACTATTAATATCAATCTTGTCTTCATATTTATCACTTTTGAATTCAACTTCGTCAGAAGATAACTTTCTTTTGTTTAAAAGAAGTATTTTTTGGAAGTCATCTAACTCTGAGACATCATTTTCGATAAGAAGTCTTTTTCTCATATATTTATAAATATATTGAATAATATAAATCTTTGTATTATCTTTGTATTTATAATATTACAAGTTATTTGACATATGGGGGCGTTTTTGGATTTGACAGGTATTGGCTGAGGAATAAGGGCATGTAGGGACTGAGTTAATCTCTTTAAGAACTGACTTAAGAATACAACTGGCAATGTGCTAAACAAAATGGAAACTCTTGGTTTACTAAGAGGTTCTGAAGTTACTGTAGCTTAATAAGATACGGAAACGGGGGGTCGGCAGACATATAACCTAGCAACAGAAGTCGTAGTTGTGGTGGATTACTATTGAACCCTAAATCGAATGGTAACCATTGGTTGTTGATTTACGATGGTGAAGAACAAATCAACTATTTTGGGGTATTAGAAAATACCAACCTAAACATGTAGTTCTTATCTGACAGGATAGACTGGACGAGGGTTCGAGGCCCTCCGCCTCCACAAACTAAACTCCATCTCCACAGGTGGGGTTTTTTTATGCTTTAAAATTATATTTTAGTGTTGTATGAATATTATATTTTAGTGCACAAAAAAAGGGACTAATTGTCCCTAAATGTCTTACATATGTTTTGATAAAAAAAACCTGAGATTACAGTTTTTAGTGAGAAAACTTTAGAAGGATTATTGTTTCCCTTCGTATCCACCATCTTTTGAATGGTATTTCTCAGTGACGATTGGTTAGACCAATCACTTCTTAAGATAACAGTTACTCTCTTATTACTCGACTCTCTCCGAGAATGCCTTCCCAGTTGGTCCTTGCGGGACTAGAGGTGTTTGGTAAGAATACGATCAGACTTGCGATCCTCTCGTGCAATGAACGGCTCATTACTATGTAGTCACCTTTCACTATTACCTGACGAACACTTTTGCTTTATAGTTCTTAGTTTTACTTAATTTCTGTAAAGTTTTTGTGTTGTAGATTGTAGAAGTAGTGGTCCGTCTCGGGCTTCGTCATCTTTTGAACAACAAAATACTCAACTACTCCTTGAAATGTCCCCATTCCCATATTTTAAGATTACTTCGAGATTAATCTCTTGGTAGAGATTTATCAAGGACAATGTCAGCACCACCTGTTTGTTGTCATACCTTTCGGTTTTAAGTACCCTTTAATATTGGAACCCGCAATAACAATATTGGAAATATTGGTTCTTGCATCATCCCTACGAGTTATTCCTATTAGAGTTCCCTCCTCAACAAGATGACCCACATCACCTCGTCATAAAATCACTTTTCCTACACCGTTGGCCTCGGTACTAAAGATTTTATGGTATCTCGCCTGTGTACTCGACCTCAATATTCCGAAGACTATTAAGACGCAAACCCGTTACACTTGGGGGTTCACTTTATCCTACTTTCGTAGTTTATTTTATGGACTATACACGGCCCAATATCTTTATCAGTTTCATTTCTTACTCCTGAATGGATAATCTAATTTTTCAAAGAACTTTTCAGGACTTTTCCTGATTTGTTTCACAAAGATATGACATTTATTTTGATCTGTCAAGTACTTTGTGATATTTTTTTATTTTTTTTTATTCTACAACAATTTTTTCAACATAAACTATGTAAGTGCCATAATGATTTGCTCTTATTTGTGCAAATTCAATATTTGATGACCACAATTCTTTTCCATTTGCAAAATACGCAAACATCTCAACTTCTTTTAATTCTTCACTCATAATAATTTGTTTTTATAGAGAAATGATATCATAAATATATTGTAGAGTCAACAAATCTACAAAACTTTTTTAATTAAATCTAAAATTCTTTCGGTTTCGTAATTAAATGATTCTTTAACCGCCTTAACTTCGGTTTTAGAGATTGCGGGAGGATTGATTTTTTTTGTTTTAAGTACTCTAGTAACACCTGTCCCAGTTCCCCATTTTTTCAAATCGGGACATTCTGCAATTTTAACCGCACCTTTATTACCTTTTAAACCATCAACAATACACTTATAATTTCCATTCTTCATTGTTTTAACAGTTGCGTCAATACCATCTTGTTTGGTTTTATAATTTCTAACCCCACCAACACATTTATCGTTTTTCTTACTCAAACAATTCCATAATGTTGACCCTTCTTTTGATTGTGTGGTATTGAATGGATTGTATGTTGATTTAGCTCCTTCGGCTTGCCTCCAAGCATAGAAAAATAATAAATTTTCTTTTGATATTGGTGCCCCTATATTTGATAAAACTTTGGTGTAGAATTCTTTGTCTTCACTTGATGGTTCTGTTATTTTATAATCTTTTAAATCTACGGTAACATTTGGCAAATTTTTATCAACTTCTTTATCGTCTTCTTTATCGTCTTCTTTATCGTCTTCTTTATCTAATGGATCTAAAATATTTCCAACGCTTGTTGTTTCTTTCTCTCCCCTCATCATTCTTGCTAATTTGGCAAATGCGCCTAAACCTAATTTTTCAATTTGGGATTCCTCTGATGGTTTTTCTTCTGTGTTAACATTAGTTGATACATCTTCAGGTTTTTCATCTTTAGGTTTTTCATCTTTAGGTTTTTCATCTTTAGTTGGTGGTGATGAGGATGATCCAGCTTTATTTGAAATGTGTAAATGGTTGTAGTGATTCCCTCCAGTGTTTGTATGCCACAAAACAGCCTTGTCATTACCCCTCTCGGTATTCCAAGTATATCCCATTGACACTAAAGCATCTTTTAATTTAAACCCTAAATTTCTAAATTTTGCTAACCCATTTGTTGCGTTAGTGGCTTTTCCGGAACCAACACCGTCTAATATTGAGACATCAACACCAGTACCGTTCATATGTCTACTTACATTTTTAGATTTTGTTAATCTACTATGTCCTGTTTTGGCGGTGGTTATTGTTGCAACAAGACCTACAGATTTTGCGGCAGCGTTTATATCATCTAATAACGGTTTATTTACAGAATCGTTTTGAGTCCCATCCTTATCATATTTTAAATTTGAATAATTAGTACTGTTAAGTTTAACTAAACTAAGTCCTTCATTAATGATATTTTTGTTATTTAATATATCACCATATTTTAAAATGATCTCTTTTATTATATCATTTTCTTTTATGTGATTTTTATGAAAATTATTGCTCATGCTAATAAATACTACTTAAATTAAAAACCATTCGGGTATTTCTCTATTTTTCCATTTTGCAAAATATTTTTTTGCTCCAATATAGTAGTTTCTATAAGATTCTATAACATCATCCACTTTATATTCGTCAGGCATTGCCTTTGGTGGTGTGGTGAATTCTTTGTCACAAATGTTGGGTTTATTTGTAACACACCATTCTATCACTTCTTGAGACTTGTGTCGTTTACCATAACGATATGTGTATTCTTTACAGAGTTCTAAACCAAGATCACAAAGGTATAGATAGTTAGATAAAGTTTCACGAGCCCAAATTGCACATGGGTGATTTTTGTGAGATAATTTATATGGGACTTGGTCGGTTACTTGTTCGGTCATATGATGAACACCACACAATAGTTGTGCGGTCTCAAGGATCATTTTAACAACATGTTTGTCACAGTGGTATTGTGAGCATTTTTGGGTATCAAAATCTAAAAAGAAAATATTCATACCATAAAGATATGAACTTTAATTGTATTTACAAAATTATTGTTCTAAATGTGTCATTAACACTCCACCAAGAGCGGTGGCATAAACCTGAAGATGTTTTATTGAATCTTGATCAAGTTTAGTTTTTCTTTTTGTGTAATCAAGTCCTAAAGTTCCAATGAACTTATCATCAATTGTTTTGATTGCAAATAAATAACCTGATTTACATCCTGTATCTTCAGCAATATACTTCAATCCAAAAGTTGCAATAGTTTCGTCTTTATAATCTGAAATTTCAATTATATCATTACTTAACAATTCATTTATTGATTTTGAAAATAAATTAACAGGTATGTTATGAAAATTACTTTGTACCGATGGTACTCCAGGGTAAACCGTTTCATACATTATTGAGAACTTTGCCATTGATTTTCCTGTTGGGTAAAAATTTCCACCATTGTGAAATTGTGTAATCCAAACTCTATCAGGTTTAAATTCTTCTTTTATACTTTCAATTTTATGGGTAACAAGTTCACTAACTCTAAGAGTTTCTCTAACCATATCTGGTTTTTCTACTTTATTCAATTTGTTTTTAATATAAACAACTAATATTGGTCCAATAACACCTGTTATAAACGCCACAATAATACCTAAATAATTTTCCATAACTTAAATGATAAATATAATGATTAATAAAAAAAACCCACTTTTGGTGGGTTTTAATTTTAAAAATAATAAAAGTTAATTTTTGTTTTTAACAACAATTGACCAAATGGCACCTGCCAAAGTGGTAACACCACCTAAGATTTCTTGTACCATTGACTCTTCAACGATTCCTTTCATGACAAGAATACCACCAATAAATGTAATCGTATGTCTAACGATACCCAATAATTGTTCTTTTGTTAATTTCATAATAAAATATTTAATGTTTATTTTATAATAAATATATAAATATGTCGGTAACATTTGGTTTGTGTCTATAATTTTACTATATTTGTAGAAATATAAAGACCATAAAAATGAAAAAATTCCTTTCTATTGTATTGTTATCGACAATTTTATTTTCTTGTAAAAATGTTGAAATGTATGAATTAAATGACGGTACTTTCATCACAAAAAGAAAATCTGACCGTATTGCAAAAAAAGTAATTAGACGAGAATTTAGAAAATTATCTAAGGAAGATCAAGAATCTGTCCTAATGATTACTACGGATACTACTCATAATTAATATTTAAGAATCTGGATCTTCAATTTTATTACCTGCGGCATCGTAGCTTTTTGAACTGTTTCCTGGGCCACTACTCCTGTAAGCCGTTCCATCAGGCCCGAACTCACGCATTTGGCCAAATAAACTTATAACTTCTCCAGTATTTGCACCAAAATTCCATTTTTCAACTTTTATTAGATTATTATAAGGTGGGTAAATAGATCTATTAACCGTCTTATAAACAAATTTAGGTCCAGACCAAATACAGTAGTTACCGTAGTTTGCTTTGTCAGAAGAACTACAACCTTGTTGATATATTTTGGCGGAACTAGCCTGATCATCACCACTTCCATATAGTTGCCACCTCATTGTGAAAATTGGTGACTCAAGATCTGATTCATCAGAATCATAACGGGGTAAAATAGATTCACTAAATTCAAATTGTTTTGTGTCCTCATTATAATACAAATAACCCTCTTTTAGATCTGTTGGTTTTTTAATAAATTGTTCGTCAGGTAAAATTGCTTTTTGATTGTTATTTTGTTGAGTAACATTTCCACATATATCTAAAGTTAAAATATGTTTCATTGTAAAATCATCTCTTTCTGAGATAGATGGTACGCATCTTGGGAAACCAGGTAAAATAAATTTGTTTTTGGAGATAGAAATTTCAGGTGTTGCAGAGTGACATGCTGCGTATTTACACTGCAAATAAACCTCAACTTTTTTGGCGTTTGTTGCTGCAATTTTTTTTGCTTGTTGCGGATTTACGGTAACAGTTCCAGTTCTACTACCACCATCTTTAGCGTTATTTAAACTAACAGAACCAATTGGAACTTTGTTTAATACCACAGTAAAGTCTGCTTCATCACATTGGTGATTTCCTCTACATGGGAATGAAGGATTCTTATCCTTATTATAACTTACCGTAATTGATAAACCATCAACACATTTTTCCGACATTCCTGGTGTATCAATTAAAAATTGTACTCTAACATATTGGTGTTCAGTAAATTTAGAATCAGTGTTTTTATCAGTTTTTTCAACACAAGTTTCATCTTTAGTATATGAAGGACACCAATTAGGACCACCTATTGTTGGTTCAGGAAAAGCAAATATTGGTTTTCCACCAATTAAACCTTCTTTAATCCAACCATCAAAAATACCACTTAAAAAATTGTTAACGGCCACGGCTCTCTTATTTGATAATTCGTATTCAGCTAAAACCACGCCTCCATTTTCAGCATCCGCGTTTGGTACCCTTGACTCACTTGCTAATATTTTAACAAACACAAGTTTACCTTTGTCACCTTTTAGTTGACTTGACAACCAAGTTTTTGCCGCTGTTAATTCTTCTAAGAGAAGTGTCTTGTTAATATATTTAGCGCTATGATAACCTGATTTAAAAGTATTTGAGAAATCTATTTCATATCCACCGCCTGGAAGTTCTCCCTCAAGAAGAATACCATACATAGACATTATTTCCAACTTTTCTTGTTCGGTAATAACAAGTTTACGATTACAACAACCCATACTGTTTTAATATATAAATAGATATAATAAAAGAAATGGTTGTAAATTATTTGTTTTTATATGTTAGAAAAGAATAGATAACATAAAGCACTATAAAAACAGGAATTGCAACAGCGACTATAACAGGAATATTCATAAATAATTTTTATATATAAACGAAATAAAAATAAAAAAGGTGAGTACCAATTAGTAATAACACCCACCTTTTTTTCAAACCAAGAGGTTTAATTAATATTTTTTTTGCGGTCTTCTATTTTAAACCATTCTTTAAGTTTTTTCTCCCAAAATTCTATGGCTCCAAAAAGTAAAAATATAGCAATTGTACCATAAAGAATTGAAACTACCGATGTTTCGTGAGAGATGAAAAACCACATAAGGATACATCCAAACATGACAATTATAGATGCCACTAAAGTGACTAAAAGGTTTTTTATTTTAAACATATTTTTTTAAATTAGTAGTCCATTATGGTCTTGAACCAGAGACTTCAACATTATGAGTGTCGCACTCTAACCAACTGAGTTAAAAGACCCGATTAGTTTAGGATTTAACCATGTGTTTATTCATCATCTCAGTTGCCTTAGCAACCGCAAGATCTTTGGTTTTAAAACCTTTCTCCTTCAAATTTTTTGAATGATAGATTTGATAATCAGTTGCGGAAACTTTTAGTTTACCACCTCTTTCCGTACTTTTTTTCATTGTGTCTTTTGCGTAGATATCGTAAAAACCTATTTTACAAATGTAACGCCCCTTAGTTTGTCCTTTACTCATTTTTCTTTTTTTTTATTAGTGAAACAATTAAACAATTATACATTTTTACATTAAAGAGTCCCATTCGGACACTACAAATTCAAGTTTTAAAAATCCTTCTACTGGAATGTAGGTTACTTGAAAACCTCCAGATCCGACACTTGTTTCTCGTTGAATGGAGTCGGTTAATAACCCTCTTGCCCTTTCTTTAATCTCACCTAAACAAGGTATTCCCTCTACAGTACCCAACCACTCCCATCGTAAGGATCTCATGGTTTTGTGAACCCTTTCAAAGTCAAACCAATCCATAATGTTATCTAAAGCTTTTCGTTGTTCGTCAGTCATAGTACAAATATAAACAATTTTTTTTATAAAGACTGCACTTGATCCATAATTTCTGTAACTTCTTCTGGATTTAAATATCCAATCACATCATTTGTTACAGGCGTATCGTAGGTTATGTCACCGTCTTTACCTAAAACGGCAATTTCAAACAAACCATCTTTACCACCATATGAATGTGTATGAGAAACAACAGATACACCGTATCCATTTTCAAACATCATTCGACACTTCACACCAATTTGGAAAGGTGCATCTTCAATTTTTTCAAACTCTAAATCTTCAAATTTTTTCATAATATATTTTTTTAAAATGTTTTGCGGTCCCGACGGGATTCGAACCCGTATCTCGCACCGTGACAGGGTGGAATTGTAACCATTCAACCACGGGACCAAGTTATCAGTCTTTCCTGATCGTCACCCCTAACCAACAGGTATGAGCCCGTATCGTAGTAAATCTTGGTTAGATATAGTAGTCAGGACAGGATTCTAACCTGCATGAACACTTTGAATTTTACCTACGCACAGTGAGGTAGTGTTCTTCATCATTCGCATTGCCTTTTCAAAGTGCACTTATTCAAGGTTGCCGTGCGTGTCACTATGTGTCTATCATTCCACCACCTGACTATTAACACACTCTTCGGCATTCTACTTCCCGCGGTACGAAATTTGTATCTTACTTAGCCCACCGTCAGCGGTATGGGTACCGAAGTTTATGTGTCGTAGTCCCACCGGGAATCGAACCCGACTTTCCAGGATGAAAACCTGACGACCTAACCGATAGTCGATGGGACCAAAAATCAGGGTAGACACGGGCCTAGCTAGCCATCTTTCAGGAAAGGCCCTTACGAATATTCTACCCTTTTGTTGTTGCGGGAACAGGGCTCGAACCTGTAATCTCGGCTTATGAGACCGAGCGGATGACCAATTTCCACATCCCGCGATATGTAGTTAATATTGGACTCGAACCAATGACCTATTCCGTATCAGGGAATTGCTCTAACCAACTGAGCTAATTAACTATATTTTTTTTGGGTAACTAATGGGAATTGAACCCATGGCACAAGGTACCACAAACCTTTGCTCTACCAACTGAGCTATAGTCACCATTTATTTGTAGTTAAGTAGCTGACACACACTCTCGTTTCACCATCTTATGTCAACAGGTTAATGCACTTTACGAGTTTCCCGTTTCTTACCACCACAATATTTTAATTTCAATGAACTTCTTCTTTCTTCACGGGAGTAGGACACCAACCTCTTACTTCCTACCCCGTTGTTTCTCTTACAAATCTATGAATTTTATTTCAATCTGCCAAATAAACTTTAATATTTTCTTTATTTAATGTCCATTTTCTGAATTTATTGGACATACCGTTTAAGTAATCTGTATCCAAAGAATCTTTTATAAAATCAATTAGAACTTCTTTTTGAATATTTTTGTCTGTAATTTTGAGTTCTTTCATTCTATTAAGAACACCATCAGGTATGTTAATTGTTATTTCCATATCACAAAGATATGTAATCACTTTTGATTTGCCAAACAATTTGTAAAATATTTTTTATTTTTTTTGTACCTCCAACAGGACTCGAACCTGTAAAATTCATTTTCTAAGAATGACTCGTATACCAATTCCGACATAGAGGCGTTTTATTGAGGTCCCGATTGGATTTGAACCAACGTAAACGGTTTTGCAGACCGCCTCCTAACCACTCGGACACAGGACCATTTTTAATTGTTTGCACTCCAGGAAGGTCTCGAACCTCCGACACCCAGATTTGGAATCTGGTGCTCTACCAACTGAGCTACTGAAGCGTATTGGGTGAATGGTGGGTATAAAAAAACCCTAACTGTTTTGAGTTAGGGTCTTATATTTCTTTTATATATTTAAGTTAATCTTTATCAACTCATAAACGAAAATGCCCTAATATGCGACTTAAGCGTACGATACACGTTAAACGACCACTGAATGCTCGGGTTACAAATGTTCATATGTCTATTAGTTGTTTTCATTTTGTTATAAATATATCGTTGTTTCTAAAAATTTAATTCTTTTACAAATATATGTAGTTTTTTTTAATTAACAAGTGTTTTTATTATTTAACTTCAAACGCATAAAACAATATACGTTTTTTCTTGGTTGAATCTTCATAGTTACCAATCACAACACCATCTTTAATTGTGAAAGCGTGACGACTAACTAACATAAAAAATGTCCCAACAGGGTTTTGTTTTGTAAAAGTACCAACAGTCATTTTACGGTTAACCTTTTCACCCTTTACGTTAACGGTATATTCTAATGTGCGTCTATTGTAATTGTTTAATTTACCAACACATTTAACTTTTTTGTAATTTATTTGAGTTCTATTCTCCGCAAGTTTGGTCATTTTATTTACAGTACCATAAGTTCCTTGACGGTTATTACGACCAAAGTTATCTCTAACGTATCCGTGAGCATAATTGTAAGACACATCAAAACAAGATGCGAATGCTCTTACAACACAATCATTTTTTTCATTTTTCGCAATTTGGGATTCTTCATAACCTTTAATCGCTTTTTCTGTATTACAATATGGTAGTGAGTCTTTCATATTGTAAAGATACAAAAAATTTTGTAATCGGAGTCTACTTTTGCAAAAAATATTAAACTAATAAATTAAAATTTTTATCTTTTAACCCAAAACCATGTGTCCTACCATTAGACCAAAAGACTGTTTTACTATTTTTTTGATATTTATAGTCTGGCATAAACCTTTAATCAACATTAAAAATGACTAAAGAACAAATCCAAGGTATCGTTAGACACGCACTTACTTTTGTAGGTGGTATCCTGATTATGAAAGGTCTTGCAACTGATTCATCAGTACAAGAACTTATCGGAGCAACGGTTACACTTGTAGGTGGTGTGTGGTCAATTATTTCTAAAAAGAAATAGTTGATAAATACCAAATCAAAGAAAAAAGGGGGAATTATCCCCCTTTTTTTGTTTATTGATGTAAAAAAATTATCACTAATTAATTTTTAATTTACACTCATTACAGAACTCTTTAGTGTCTAAACCGTGAGATTTCATGATACAAGATTGGTTATTACAGTGAGATAACCCAAAGTTATGTCCTAATTCGTGTACCGCAGTATGAACTAAACTAGTATTATTATAGTGATTGTTGTTTCTCATTTCTTTAGTACTGATAACAGAACCGTCACAATTAATTCTTGCGTGTCCACTAATCAAATCATTAGAATTTTCATTACATAATGGTTCGTCAGTAACATACATATTCATATTTGATTTACCAACAGATAATGTTAATACTTTGTACGCTAATAATACGTTAGTGTTATTGTCATAGTAAAAATCATCTGACTCAACACTTTCAGAGATGACACAACGGATACCGTAGAAGTTTTCAACGCCTTCTTTGATTGTATAAAGGTCACTTTGAGTATATTTACCAAAACCGTGGATGTTAATTACTCGGTCAGAACTAACTTCAGTTGAAGATGGTTGTTCTGAATCAGTAATTTTAACCTCTTCTTCTTTTGAATAGTTCTTGTCATAACCGTAAACTTTGTCAAGTCTTTTTGCCTCAGACTCCAAAGAACCCATTACTTTGTCATAACTATAGTCGTATTTTTCCAAATACTCATTGGTTCCTCCGATAACAAAAACCATCAAACCAATATAAACGATGTCTTTAAGTGCTGAATATTTCATACCACAAATGTACTATTTTTTTTTTAATCTACAA